AGAACGAAACAATTTATTGGCTGAATGTGATTGGACACTTTTACCAAGTAGCCCATTATCAGCAGAAAAACAAGACGAGTGGAAAGTTTATCGTCAAGAACTTCGTGATGTAACTAAAACATATAAGTCTCCTGCAGATGTAAAGTGGCCTACTGCGCCTTCAGGGTAAATGTCTGTTAAAGACATCGATTAAACTTATAAATAGTATAAATACTGCTAATAAGTTTAAACGGAGATATTTATGGCCAATCCAACATCCCGTGCAACATTAATAGATTATTGTAAGAGAAGACTCGGCGAACCTGTTATTGAAGTCAATGTTGACGTAGATCAAATCGAAGATCGTATCGATGAAGCGATCCAATACTATCAAGAATACCATTCAGACGCAACGGTTCGTGGTTATTTGAAACACCAAATAACCGATACAGATGTTACTAATCAATATATAAGTATTCCTTCGAACGTTTTATACGTTAAACGAATGCTTCCGATATCTTCGTCTTTTGGAACTTCATACAACTTCTTTGATATAAAGTATCAGATGATGTTAAACGACATCGCTGACTTAAATAACTTTGCTGGTGATCTTGCTTATTACGAGCAACTCCAACAGCATCTTTCCTTATTAGATATGAAACTCAATGGCCATCCATTGGTAGAGTTTGCGAGAAGGCAAAATAGACTTTATATATTTGGAGATTTTACAGATAATGATATAAAAGCAGAAGACTTTGTGATTATCGATACTTATAGCATAATAGATCCAGAAGCACATGGAAGTGTTTATAACGATATGTGGTTAAAATCATATGCTACAGCCCTAATAAAAGAACAATGGGGTTTAAACTTGATGAAGTTCGAGGGTATGCAACTTCCTGGAGGAGTTATCATAAACGGTCGACAACTATATGATGATGCAACAGGAGAATTACAAGACTTAAGAGAGAGAATAAGACTAGAGCACGAAGCACCAATTGATTTCTTTATAGGATAAGTATATGGCTAAAAATCTACATATTAAATCTGGTGTTAGATCAGAGCAATTGCTATATGAAAATTTAGTAATTGAATCTCTTAAGATATACGGTCAAGAAGTATACTACCTTCCAAGAGATATAGTCAACGAGAATAAGATATTCGGAGATGACGTACCTTCTCGTTTTAATTCCTCATATAAGATAGAGATGTTTATCGAAAACGTTGAGGGATTTGAAGGAGAAGGAGATCTATTCACAAAGTTTGGTGTTGAAATACGAGATGAAGCCACTTTTGTAGTTTCACGTCGAAGATGGGGTGATACTATAGGAAGATATGATAATGAAATAAATTCTGTAAGACCAAGAGAAGGCGATCTGATATTCTTACCAATGTCTAAATCAATGTTTGAAATACGACATGTAGAGCATGAACAACCATTCTATCAATTAGAAAACGTACCAACATTTAAGCTAAGAGCTTCTCTATTCGAATATAGCGATGAAGATCTTGATACAGGTGTTACAGATATTGATAAGATCGAAAAAGATTATGCGTACAAGTATTCATTAACACTAGCTGCAACGAGTTTCTTCTCAGAGGCTGGAAATACCATAAGCCAACTAATAGACAGCGATCTCAGTGTTAACATGACTGGTGAAGTCATAAGTTATAATAAAGATACAAATGTGCTCGAAGTTGTACACGCTGGAGCCACTGATGGAAAGTTTCATAACTTCTCAACATCAAGCAAACATCATGTAACTATATCTGGAGTTGGTAGAAACGATTCATCGTTTGCAGTAACTGCTGTGGCAGAAAATAATCAAATATCAGAAAACGAGCAAAACGCAGACTTTAGTGATTTTTCTGATGATTTCTTAGACTTTAGCGAAAACAACCCATTTGGAGATCCGGAGAATAATTAATGGCAGATGATTTATTTGATTTTGGTTTTACAGCAGTCGATGAAGACGAACTCGAAGCTGTTCAAAAAGTAACGCAGAAGGCTGCAGCTGTAGAATCAACAGCTACAACTACACAAGAAAAGCTTGACAAACTTTATAACGCTGTAATCCCGCTGTTAAATAATTTAAAGAAGAATCCAGAAAAAGAGTATATACTTTGGCCTAATAGACTAACTAAAGTTGAAGCTTTTGAAGATCACTTGCAAAAGATTTATAAAGGTTAGTTATGTTTGGCACCCATTTTTACCACGAAAAAACAAGGAAATGCGTTGCTATATTTGGCAGGCTTTTTAACAACATCTATGTTTTAAGGAAGAACAGCAGCGGTGGAGTAATAAGTCAAGTTAAAGTACCATTAACGTACGCGCCAAAAGTAAAGTATCTTGATAGGATAAGAGAAAACCCTGATCTCATCGAAGATACAAAAGTTGCTATAAAGTTGCCACGTATGTCTTTTGAGATAAACAGTATAAATTATGACACATCAAGGCAACTAGCTAAGACTGCGCATTTTACAAATACAGGAACAGTAACTACCGCGCGACAAAAGTTTAACACCGCGGTACCATACATCATAGGATTTCAGTTGAATATGTATGCTAAGTCGCAAGATGATGCATTACAAATGGTTGAGCAAGTATTGCCATTTTTTAATCCACAATATACTCTAACAATTACACCATTTCCCAATGAACATCCATCGTTCAAAGAAGATATACCTATTACATTAACAGGTGTAGGATTTGCAGATGATTTTGAAGGGGATCTTGGTTCAAGAAGAACCATAATTTATACAATTGATTTTGAGATGAGAACACAATATTATGGACCTATACCAACATCGAAGATTATTAGACAATCTGTTGCTAAGATATTTGCAAATAAAGTTGGATTTGTTGATTCTGCGATAGGTCTAACAGTTGATTCAGACGTAAGACTACAAACAATACAGATCGATCCAAATCCTATAAATACTATCGGAGACGCTGATAGTGACTTTGGATTTACAACAACCATTTTTGGACAAGATAGCGACGGCGGTTTTGGCTCATAAGTAAGGATAGTAAAATGAAATTTAAAGAACATAGAGCTCAAGAGATAGATGACTTCTGCGAATCATGTGATCTTTACGAAGATTTAGAAATCACTGAGGCAGAGCATCAAGGTAAAAAAGTAAAGCTTAATGATCCTATTAGGACTAGCGAGAATCCTAATAAGAAGTTTAAGGTTTATGTAAGAGGACCAAGTGGAAATATTGTAGTTGTAAGGTTTGGTGATCCAAATATGGAAATTAAAAGAGATGATCCAAATCGTAGAAAGAACTTCAGAGCAAGGCATAACTGCGATAATCCTGGACCAAAACATAAAGCACGTTATTGGTCTTGTTACCAATGGAGAGGTGGATCAAAGGTGGATAACTGATGAAAACATTCGAAGAAATAAGAGAAGCTCCAGAAGTAGCTCAAGATCCTGACATTAAGGGCAGAAAAGGCACTCAACCTGCAGTGTATCATGCTGGCCTTTCGAAGGGTACTAAACAAAAAAGAGATAGGCAGTTTAAAAAACAGGCTAAGATGTCTGATAGTAATCCAGCAGCATATAAAGATGCACCTGGAGATAAGGAAGCCCGTAAAAATCCTATGCAAAAATCAAAACACACTATAAAATATCATCAAATGTTTGGAAAAAAAGGAGACACCAAATGAAGACGTTCGAAGAAATAAGAGGGATCGATCTTACTGAAGAAGAAAAGAAAGGTCTTGCAGCAAAAGCCGAAAAGTCTGGTATTTCTCAAGGTATACTTCGATCTGTTTACAATAGAGGAATGGCTGCATGGAAAACAGGTCATAGGAAAGGTACTACTCCACAACAATGGGCCATGGCAAGAGTTAATTCATTTATCACTAAAGGCAGCGGAACATGGGGTAAAGCTGACAAGGATTTAGCTGATAGAGTAAGATCAAGTAAAAAGTAAAATGAAAGATAAAAATAATGTAAAGAGTGACTATGAATATTCTCGCGATACTTACTACGAGCTCTTAGAAAAAGGAAAGATGAGTCTCGAGACCATGATGGAAGTGGCTCGTGAGTCTGAACATCCTCGTGCTTTCGAAGTCCTTTCTAATATGATTAAAAACCTATCTGATGTTAATGATAGGTTGATGGATTTAAATAAAAAGAATAAAGATTTAGAAGAACCTTTAAGACAAGTAGAACACCAGCAAAATAATATTTTTCTAGGATCTACTGCAGACCTTCAAAAGCTTTTACACAAACAGAATACAGATTCAGAGGTCGTTGATGTCACACCAGATACAAACATATCTGGGAAATCCTAATGTAAAACGAGATGGTGTAGTACAAGAATGGACATCTGAGCTTGTACAAGAATATTCTCGATGTATGGGTGATCCTGGTTATTTTGCAGAAAAGTATTGTAAGATAATATCTTTAGACCAGGGTCTGGTACCTTTTAAGTTATACCCTTATCAAAGGGAAATGTTTAGTCAATTTAAGGAGAATAGATTTAATGTTGTACTGGCGTGTCGTCAATCTGGTAAATCGATCTCAGCGTGTGCCTATTTACTATGGTTCGCCCTCTTTAATTCGGACAAAACAATTGCAGTCTTGGCAAACAAAGGTGCAACAGCAAGAGAAATGCTATCAAGAATCACACTTATGTTGGAGAATACTCCTTTCTTTCTACAACCTGGTAGTAAAGCCCTTAATAAAGGTTCTCTTGAATTTAGTAATAATTCTCGTATTATTGCCTCTGCTACTTCTGGTAGTTCTATTCGTGGTCTTTCCGTTAACCTTCTTTATCTTGATGAGTTCGCGTTTGTAGAACGAGCTGCAGAGTTTTATACATCTACATATCCAGTTGTTTCTTCTGGTAAAGATACCAAAATTATAGTTACGTCTACTGCAAATGGTGTAGGAAATACTTTTTATAATATATGGCAAGGTGCTGTGCAAGGTGTTAATGAATTCAAACCATTTAGAGTGGATTGGTGGGACGTACCTGGTCGAGATGAGAAATGGAAAGAATCAACGATTGCTAATACATCGCAATTACAATTTAACCAAGAATTTGGTAACACGTTCTTCGGAACTGGTGATACATTGATAAGCGCAGAAACATTGATGGAGTTTAGAGCTGACAACCCTACAGACACCTTTGAAGGTGGTGACCTTTTAATATATGAAAAGCCAGACCCAAAACACGACTACATCATGACAGTAGATGTCGCTAAAGGAAGAGGACAGGACTACTCTACTTTTACTTTGGTCGATATTAGCGTTCGCCCGTTCAAACAGGTTGCTGTATATCGCAACAACACTATCTCGCCTATCCTCTTCCCTAATATTATCTATAAGTATGCGAACTCCTACAATAACGCTTATGTGATAGTAGAAGCAAATGATCAAGGTTCTATAGTTTGTAATGGTTTATATTATGATTTAGAGTATGAAAATATACATTTAGAATCAGCAATTAAAGCTGATAAAATAGGTGTAGAAATCAATAGAAAAACAAAAAGATTAGGTTGTTCAGCTATAAAAGATTTAATAGAAAATAAAAAGATAAGTATCGTTGATGAAACTACAATAATGGAAATATCAACATTTGTATCAAAAGGAGTATCCTTCGAGGCTTCTGACGGAAATCATGATGATTTGATGATGAACCTTGTGATGTTCGGTTATTTTGTAACTAGCCCATTGTTTAACGATATGACAGATATTAACTTAAAAGAAATGATATTCGAGCAGAAGATGAAACAGATAGAAGATGACGTTGTCCCATTTGGACATATCGATGATGGAACTCAATTTATTGATGAGGAAATTCAAAAACCAGAATGGGCTACGCCATATTATGAAACCCACGACGTCGATATTGAAATCTAGATTTATATAAATATAACTATATTTGATAACAACCGTATTATGAAACTTATTATTCAAACCGAGAGGAAGCCATGGCACTATTTACACCATCACAATCACCTGCGGTTGTTGTAAAAGAGATTGACGCTACGGGAGGAGTCCCTAACGTTCAAACTTCTACAGGAGCAATCGTTGGAAACTTTAGATGGGGTCCGGTTGGCCAACGAGTACTAATATCAAATGAAGCTGATTTGATAGACCAGTTCTCAACACCAGACACAACATCTACAATAGATTTTCATAACGCATCTTATTTCTTGCGTTACTCAAATGCGTTACAAGTTGTAAGACAAGCTACGTCTGCAGCTAAAAACGCACACTCACTAACATATAAAACCGCTGGTCGAGGACCGGGCGCAAATGGTTATGCAGTTCAAGCAATTAATAATAAAAACATATTTGATGCTAACACATCGTTAGATTCAGATGGTCATACATTTGTAGGAAGATTTCCAGGAGCTTTAGGCAATGGTCTAAGAGTTTCTCTATGTCCTGCTAATAGCACCGCTTTTTCCGCTTGGGATTATGCATCAGCTTTTGACGGAGCTCCAGGATCTTCAATATTAGATTCAAACGCCGGTGGTACAGGAACGGAATTACATGTAGCTGTTATTGATAATAACGGCGAATTTACTGGAACTAAAGGTACAGTGTTAGAAGCTTATCCTTATGTATCGGCTGCTACTAATTCAGTATTAGCTGATGGAAGCACTAACTTTGTTAAGAACGTTGTTAACGAAAGATCAAAGTATATCTATATGGTAAACTTTGACTCTGATTATACGGTCGCTAACGCAGGTACTGCTATGACTCCAGGTACACAAAAAACATACATATCTGGTCTTACTACACCTGTTCACTATGACTTTGATAGTGGAGCAAACTCTGCTGCATTAGGTGCATCTGAAATTGCATCTGGCCACGATCTTTTCGAAGATGAAGAAGCAGTTGAAGTAGATTTCTTAATAGCACCTGGTATGGGATCTAGAGCAGATCAAACTACAGTAACAAACGATCTAGTTGCAAATGCTATAGCTAGAAAAGATTGTATCGCTGTATCTTCCCCTGCAAGAACAGACGTTGTTAACGTAACAAATGAAGCTACTGCGACAACAAATATTGTAGCTACTGCTGCTACATTTACTAAGTCATCTTACTTAGTGATGGACGGCAACTACATAAAAGTATACGACAAATTTAATGACCAATTTATTCAAATACCTGCTGCCTCATCTGTGGCTGGACTTATGGCTGAAACTGATAGGGTTGCAGCTCCTTGGTTCTCACCTGCAGGAACGAGACGTGGTCAACTTCTTGGCGTAACAGCTATTGACTATAATCCAAATAAGACACGAAGAGATACACTATACAAAGCTGGTGTAAACCCAGTTGTAAATGTAGCTGGATCTGGTGTAGTCTTATTCGGTGATAAGACACTGTTCAATAGACCTTCTGCATTCGATCGAATCAATGTAAGAAGACTGTTCTTGGTTCTTGAAAGAGCAATCTCTCAAGCTGCTAAGAACGTAATGTTTGAATTCAACGATGAGTTTACTCGAGCTGAATTTGTAAACGTTATTGAACCAGTTCTTAGAGATGTTAAAGCTCGAAGAGGTATAACAGACTTCAGAATTATTGCAGACGAAACAGTCAATACTCCTGCGGTCGTTGATCGAAATGAATTTATCGCGAACATCTTCATAAAGCCTGCACGTTCAATTAACTACGTAACGCTTAACTTCGTAGCTGTTAGAACTGGTGTTGACTTTACTGAAATTGTTGGCACAGCTGGTGTTTAGGAGGTAAAAAATGGCATTAGGTAGCATAGATCAATTTAAAGCTAGACTAACTGGCGGTGCTCGAGCCAATCTATTTCAAGTTAACTTAAACAATCCTCGAGGTGGTTTAGGTGTTGATGTAGATGCAGACCTCTCATCATTCCTTTGTGAAGCAGCTCAGTTACCAGCGTCCGAGTTAGGAACTATCGTAGTTCCTTACAGAGGTCGACAATTAAAGATTGCTGGTGATAGAACATTCGCAGAATGGACAGTTACGATTATTAACGATGTAGAGTTTAAACTTCGAAATGCATTTGAAACATGGATGAACGCCATTGCGAATCATGCAGATATCGGAGGAACTCAAAACCCAGAATTGTACTTCACTGATTTGCAAGTTAAACAATTCGATAGAGACGAAACCATAAAGAAGGTATATAACTTCAAAGATGCATGGCCAGTAAACGTAAGTGCTATTGACCTCAGCTATGGTGACGTTGACACGATCGAAAGGTTTAGTGTAACTTGGCAGTACCAATACTGGACATCTAATACAACAGATGGCGTTAGTTCAACTACTGCGGTTGTAGCTTAAATAAATACTATTATGGAGGGGACAATTTAGTCCCCTTCATTTAAAGGAAAGTTATAATGGCTGAAGATAACAAAGGCTTTACACTATTTGGGTTTGAACTAAAACGAGTTGAAAAAGAGGATCCAAAGAAAAAACCATCGATAGTCCCTAAAACGGATGAAGACGGAGCTGGATATGTAACAGCTTCGGGTTCACATTATGGTCAATACGTAAGTATGGACGGCGATGACACAAAAGATAATGCTCAACTTATTATGAAATATAGAGGAACTGCGATGCATCCAGAATGTGACGCAGCTATAGAAGACATAGTTAATGAATCAATTGTTGCAGCTACTGAGGCTGGAGAACAAACCGTACAACTTAATCTTGATAAATTAAAAGTTAGTGACGGAATCAAAAAACAAATACAAGAAGAATTCGATAATATTATTTCAATGCTTAATTTCAACGAGTTAGGTCATGATATATTTAAAAGATGGTACATTGATGGAAGATTATATCATCACCTTGTTGTGAATGAAACAAACCTTAAAGCTGGAATAGTAGAGATAAGACCCATCGATGGGTCAAAGATGCGTAAGGTTAAACAAGTCAAAAGAAAAAAAGATCCTAGAACAGGTGCAAATCTAATAGAAAAGGTTGATGAGTACTACATCTATCAAGAAAAACCAGGTCAATACACATCTGGTGTAAAGATGAGTTTAGACTCTGTAAGTTATATCACATCAGGTTTACTAGACGAAACAAGAAAAAAAGTATTAGGTTTCTTACATAAAGCGCTAAAGCCTCTTAATCAACTTAGAATGATGGAAGACTCTCTTGTTATTTACAGATTAGCAAGAGCACCAGAAAGAAGAATATTTTACATTGATGTTGGTAACTTACCAAGAGGAAAAGCTGAAGGTTATATGAAGGATATTATGGCAAGATACCGTAATAAACTTGTTTATGATGCAAAGACAGGCGAGATAAGAGATGATCGTAAACATATGAGTATGTTAGAAGATTTTTGGCTACCAAGACGTGAAGGTGGTCGAGGTACTGAGATCTCTACATTGCCAGGTGGAGATAACCTAGGTCAAATCGACGATATCGTATACTTTCAAAAGAAACTATATAAAGCTCTTAATGTTCCTATTAATAGATTAGAACAAGAATCACAATTTAGTTTAGGTAGAACTTCTGAAATAACAAGAGATGAATTAAAGTTTCAAAAGTTTGTAGCAAGACTTCGAACACGTTTCGCAAAGTTTTTCTTAGATATTCTAAAAGTTCAACTACAACTTAAAGGTGTTATAGTTGAGACTGATTGGGACGATATGAGAAATGACATCATCATTGACTATTCAAAGGATAATTATTTCGCAGAACTTAAAGATGCAGAACTTTTAAGAGAAAGATTACAGACTTTGGATCAAATATCACAATATGTTGGTACTTACTTCTCAAAAGATTTTGTTATGAAAAATGTATTAGGCTTTACCGAAGAAGATGTCGAGAAGATGCAAGATGATGCTCAAAAGAATCAAGAAAGAATCGATCAAGCAACCGATGATGAAGAGCCGCAAGAAGCAGTCGAAATCGAACCAGATTTAGTAATATCAGAAGATGCAATAATAAAAGAATTAGAAAGCGAAGTGAAACTCAAGGAGTTAGAAGTATTAGATTCTATAAATAAATCATTGAAAAAGTAGTACATTATGTCAAAGATTATCAATGAAGCTCTCTTAGCCTTACACATAAAAGAGTTACAGGAAGAGCTCAATCGTCTTAAAAAATCTCCCGGAAAACAAGGCCAAAAAGGTGAACCTGGAAAGCAGGGTCCTGTTGGTTTGCGTGGTCAAAAAGGTGACAAAGGTGTTAAGGGAGATCTTGGCCCGCAAGGCCCAATTGGAGAAAGCGTAGTTGGTCCTCAAGGTCAAAGAGGAGATACAGGTCTTACTGGTCCACAAGGTGATGTTGGTTTACAAGGACCGCAAGGCGAACAAGGTCTTCAAGGTGAACAAGGCGAAAAAGGTATACAAGGAGAACAAGGCCTTATAGGAGAGCAAGGTCTTCAAGGATTACAAGGACTTCAAGGACTACAAGGTCCAAAGGGTGATCAA